TTCAAGCAATAGGGGTACATTAAAATTTATTTTAAATTTATTGTCAATGATTTCTTTTAGATCACCATTAACTGACCCAATTACACCCATTACTTCTGCTTCTTCATCTGGATGGATGTCAATGACAATTGAGTCATGCACGCTGTTCACGACGAGTGATTGCAGATGTGACATCCGTTTGTTTATCTCCAGTAGCACAGCAGGAACAATGTCCGCAGTTGCAAATGACTGCACAGGATAATTCTTAATAGCTGTGAAGTTAGTCACTGTGCCATTCTTTCTACGCTTCACGTCAGGGAATGAGAATTCTCTACCGCTTGGAGTAGTAATTTTTTTGAAGGTAAGAACTTCTGTTGCGAGGTTCCTATGCCATTTAGCTATTCCTCTATACTTCTCTGTGAAGTGTTCATAGTACCTAGCCTCAGCGGGGGTGCGGCCATACCCCGTCGCCCCGTAGAGTGGAGCGAACGTATGTGCCTTCGCTTCCTGCCGAGAAGTTGGCTGGCCCGCCTCCGTAATAACCTGCGCAGTGTACGAGTGGACATCAAAACCCTCCGCTACTTCTTTCATTGCTACTTCATCTTGTGACAAGAATGCCGCAACACGAAACTCTAGCTGAGCAAAGTCAGCCTCCATGATCTTACCTCCTGCAAATCTGGAGATGAAAACCTTTTTTACAGGAAATGTACCACCACGTGGCATGTTCTGCATGTTTGGGTCACGCCCAGAGAATCTGCCTGTAGATGTCATATGCTGAGTCAATCGTACATGCAGTTTGCCATCTGGCTTCGTGAAGGTACGGATACCATCCACAAAACTGTTCAGGTATGTATCAACAGCACTGAGCCTGCGAATCTTAGATAAAAAGCTCACTGCCTCATCCATGCCCCTTGAGTGTGCAATACGCTCTAAAAACTCTAGATTAGTTTTACTTGTGCTGAATCCATTCGCGCTGTGCCACTTAGCTGATGGTGCACTGAACTTCAACCCTGCTAACTTAGGTAACTCATTCAGAACATAACCACGGCCTATGCAGGTAGGGCACTTAGTAGGCTTCTTAAAGTCACTGCCATCTTTCTTCTTCTTGAAGAATGTGCCGTTACCTCTGCACTCAGAACACTTCACTGCTTTAGCACGCCTGACTGGGACACTTGACTCGTTAACGAATCGTTTGAAGTCTGCAGGACTCATGTATGGATCAGCATCGTTCGCCCATTGAGTTTTGTTTATGGGTTTTCTACTATATATAACCCATGATAACTGCTCCGGTGAGTTGAGATTGATCGGGATATCACCCATCAGTGATTTTACCGCTTCATTTAAATCACTGATAAGTGATATTTTCTCACGCTCAAACTGTTCACGAACCTGATCCAGAGCATCTGAGTCTACAGTGAACCCATTGCGATAGATCTCATTGAGCAGAGTGCATGTCTCCATAGTTAGCTCAGCAACTGGCATCAAACCACGGGACTGATCATCACGAAAGTCTGACATCTGGTCATAGAACAGGGAGAATGTAGCCCGAAGGTCAGCGTACAAGTATTCCTTTAGCTCCTCGTACGGTACCTGATCAACACCATACCCCTGCTTCAGATACTCCTTGAGCGTGTCCTGCTTTTTGTATTCAAGCTCCCTACGCTCGACACATGCTTCCAGTGACAGAGGTTGCTTCTGCCCACGTTGCAAGATGTACTCACCAAGCATCGTGTCCCAAACATCACCATTGTATTTAAAACCAGTCTCCAAGATCCACTGCAAGTCGTGTACTGCATTGTGTGCAATCAACACTGTAGTTTTATCCAGTATCTCTTGTATCACCGCACAGTCACGCTGTCTATATTCATACTTACAATCGTATTCAGTATGATCAAACGTCCAGTGCTTAGGCTCATCACCTTCAACCTGTATCCCTACCATGACCAATGAATTGGTTGGTGTGAATGGATCGAGGTGTAGCTTGCCATCAATCTTTGTGACGGTGTTCTCTACGTCAAGAACTATTCGCATTCTCGTGCCTCTCTAAATATTGGACAGCGCGCTTAACTGTCTCACTACTATCACTAAATGATCCTAACCCAGAATTGCAGTTAAAACAAATCCATCCTCTGAATGTGTCAGTTTCATGGCAATGATCTAGTACCCACTGCTGTAACTTCTTCTGCCCATGCGACGCTATCTCAGCCAAAGTGTGTAGGCATATGGGACACGCATAGTCTTGGTCAGGTGCAGGTATTTCTCTCTTTAATCGTGAAATAACCTGACTATGTTTTCTTTGACATGATCGACACTTGCGTTTGATCTCACCAGATTCCATATGTTGAAAGTTCTCTGGGGGCTGTCTAACACCACACTTTTTACAGATGATCCCATCCTCATCCTCGTATTGAAAGTGTAGGTTAAACATCTCCAGTTGATCATGGCTCACACCTCATACCTTCCTATGTAGTAGTTGAGCATGCAGTCCACACGTCCGTGCCATCCACTGAGCTTGTTCTTAGCCACGTTAATGTGTCTGACAAACCCATCGTCCTCTACACCCTCGACTGGAGGATCTTTACTGATCAACAGCATCAGGTCAGCTTCACTGGCCTTACCTGTCTTACTGCCCTCCATCATTGATTGGTTGAGGTTGATCTTACCCTCAGCCTCAGCACTTAGCTGTGACATGTAGAAGATAGCGCAGTTGTATTCCTTAGCTATCTGACGGGCATGTATCGCACAGAGCTTGAGTCCCTCATGGGATTGGTCTGGAGCGAACTTATCGCCCATGTCAAGCACGACTACATCAGGGTTGTACGTCTTACACACGAGTTCTACCCAGTGCATTGATTGACCAGTAGCATCCTTGATCTTGATATTCTCCTTGAGCTTAGACCAACGATGATGTGCCTCACGTGGATTGGTGCGAATCTCCTTCATGGTCATGCCACTAGCCGCTGTCAAGTAGCGTGCACCTACACGGTGTGTTGCTTCCTCATTACAGAGGATCACGCACTTAGCACCTTGCTGTGCAAAACCATTCGGACCTGCAATCAGCGAAGCATGAAAGGATGTTTTACCTGTATTAGGTCTAGCGCCACCAACAACTAAGTGCCCTGCATTCACACCCTCCACATGCTGTGCAAGTGTAGGCAGATTGAAATGCCAACGAGTCTCAAGATCATTCTTATCTAACAATGTTTCAATCTCCAAGTCATCCCACTCAATGTTCAAATCAGGCAGGAAGTCATCACGGTAGTTGCTCACTAGCCTACGCAATGGCTCAAGGGACGATTGTGTGCCATTGACATAGTCAAAGCCTATGTTCGCAATCTCCTCACCAAGGTACTGCTGAAATAGTTTAGATAGGATGTCATTCGCTACGTCATTGCCAATGGCCTGCTCAGTACGCATCTTGTGGAACACGCCTTTGTACACGTCTTTCTGTGCGGTAGTCATTGTGGGATCACCCGCAAAGAACAATCCCTCAATCTCATTCACAGATAAGTCACGGCCATACTTATTCATCGCCTCATCAATTAGTGTCTTGATCTTACCTAGATCTTTACTAAACAGGCGATGGGGGCACTTGTCCCCTTTGTACTCATCGTAGAAGTCTTTACTCAGTAGGCTCTTCAGTAGCGCCAGTTCCATTCTTATCTCCACCAAATATCTTGTCCCAGTTATCACGGTATGTGTCTGAATTTGTTACACGTGATCTGTACCCTTTACCGCCATGCCACTGTCCACTCTTCGGTTTCTCACGACTATTGATCCAGTCTTGGTTGCGCTCATTCATAGCATCACGCCAGTGCTTGCTCATTCTGGCTCCTCCTCATCATCCCACCAAGGGACACTATCGTAGTCGAATGGTACATGATCAGGCTTGAACTGGTCAATCAGTAGGTCAGCCGCTTCAATGCGCCTACTAATCTGTAATGCATCACCCTCAAGATCATTGATTACAAAGATGCTACGAGGCTGTCCATTCTTCACAGCCATGTAGTCATCAATGAATCTCTCACGCATGTCCATTAGTTTATGTAACATAACGGCATCTGACACTTCGTACAGTGCCTCTTGCACGTACTCGTTGTCACTCAGCGTGTCAATCAATTCATTTAGTTTCATTAGTAATACCCCATTGCTCTACCGAATCCGAACAGACTAATGCAGGAGAAGTATGTAGTCAACAACATGACCCACGCTAAACCTCTACGCCAGTTCGCATATGATTGTACGACTGCACCCACAAAAGCTATCGGGTACACGTATCTCATGTCAGGGTCACTGGCATTGATAGCTAGGTACATGCTCGCAACAACTGCAAGCACAAGCCCTACCAACTCACACCAGAAAGATACCCTGTCATTCTTGTAACTGTTTCTCCAGAACTCAGCGATGCTAGGCATTTGTATATCTCACTATCGCTTCTTCAAGTTCAGCGTAGTGCACGACAGCAGGCATAGGCTTGCCATCTGCAGGTGCTAACTGTTCAGCCGTGGACTTCCATTTAGAGTAACCGAAGGTATCATCTTCCATGTCAGCTTCATTGGCTAAGAACAATGCCCACAGGTAAGCGCACTCACCTGTCAGACCTGAGTCATCATAGCCACGCTCAACGTAAGGTACTTTATTCATAATGTTTCTCCAGTTTTTTCTTCAGTAGATCTCTCTCCTCAACAAGCAACTGAACAGATGCAATTAAGTTGAGAACATTGTAGTAACAGGCACCGACCATAGCATCTGATGCACCAAGACTTTCACTGTTGTCATTGCCAATGTCCTCAAGAACTTTTATGTAATCGTTCTCCATGCCTTCTTTGTCTAACCAGAATATTTCGCTGATCACATTGTGCACGTCCTGCGGCGATCTGAATAGCTGAATGTCAGGATCATAGCGTTTCTTAAACTCCTTATAAAAATAATATTCTTCACCTGTTCTTTTTATCTGACCCGCTTTCATTTCTTCTTCAAAGCTCATGATGCTTTCCTCCACGGCTTAGTGATCATCCAGTGACCGCAAGGTACAACCCCATGCCACTCCTTGTCAAAGGCACTTCTAGGCGTAGGCCTTCCACCTTCCTTCTTTTCTAGATCATACTTCTCTCTGTTGCGATGGATGTACTGACGTACAGATTGCATGCTCTTACCTATTGCATTGCCTATCTCAGTCGCAGTGTAGCCATCACCCCACATCTGGATCACAATTTTGATATCTTTATCTTGGTACTTTTTAGCCCCGGCCATATAACATCTCCGCTAAATTATCTAAGTCTTCAGGTCTACGATACTTCAAGTCATCCTTGAGATTCAATGCCTTGCCACCTAGTTCCTTAGCAATCTTAATTGATTTATCGCGTGCATCAGGATCAAGTGCGACAATCGCCCCACCGAAATGCCTCTTTATGTAATGCTTGTGGAAGTTAGTTAGCTGTGTGCCTAACAGGGCAACAGCACAGCACTCCTCCATGAATACTTTACCTACAACATAAGCACTGATCGCATCTTCCACAATCACACATACTGAGTTGTTGCCTCCTTCAACGTAAGGCACAGGGGATGACGCATAGCGTAGCCACTTAGGTTGTCTACCTGTCATGGATCTACCCACTGCATCCACAAGCATGTTGCTCTCTGTTCTCACAGGGAACACAACACGATCCTGCCTGACATCGTACATGACATCCGTTGGATCAATGTCATACCTATCTAAAAACGTAGGATCTATGGGGTACTCTGCCTGTTCGTATGGTACGAGGTAGGGAGGTGCCTCAAAGGGAC